ATGTTTAAGGTTTTCTTTGAGAGTCCACCTTTGGTGATTTTGTTGAACATGTCAAGGTCGAAAGGAATTTTCTCTTCAACCCTGTGATAAAAATCAAACCTCGAAAGGTGGTCATCCAGATAGTCATGACCGATGTGATTATCAAAAGAAACAGCGAGTGCATCGCTAAGGATGCTAGGTATCGCATCTTTAGTATGAATTTTGTCTCGCCCATCGATGATACTAATTGAATTAAGGATCGCATTATAAACCGCTCTATCTTTACAAAACTTCTCAGTGTTTTCTAGCATCCAGTCTTCATTGACTGGCTCATGATTCAAACTACCGATATAATCGGCAAGTTCAACTAACTCTTTGTCATTAAGATCTTTTCTATTTCCAACTTCAATAGATAGAATTTCTTTTGTTGCAGGTTTGTTGTATTTTGTGAAGAAGGAAACAATCTCACTTGTAAGGATTGCTTCTTTACGATCTGTGAAATACTCTTTCTTTAGAAACGGAATTACCTTACGACAATAATGCTCATCATGTATCAGATTGCTTAGAATCTTCTGTTCTATTCTCATCAACTCCGCCTGTGTATGTTAAATTATTTTCTTCGACACCTTCATGGATTAATCCTTCAAGTATCTTACCTATGTATGCTTCAAAAGGTTTCATGTCTGTCATACCTTTATCCGCATAATCAAGAATTTCGTATTCAAACTTCAGATGAATCTTATCATTCTCTTCATCTGCATCAATACTAACTTTCCCATAGGTGTAAATTATACCCTCAAATGCACCTTCTGTCAACTTAATTGCTTGAAGACCATTGTGTCTGTTTTCTGTAACAATGATTGGAAGATTACTCTTCATCGAATTCCAATTCCTCTAGTGCTTTATCCAAGTCATCTGCCCTAATCATATCACCCTGACCCATTGAATATTTGTTCTTGACATAGTCATAAAATGTTTTATCTGTAAGAAGTGGCAACCAGAACTCTTTAGTGTCAGTATCTTTTATACGATATTTCTTTTCTTCTACTTCCCCTGTGACTGGATCACATTTGGAATACCAACCATTGGATGGTTTGACCACATGTTTGGACTCAAGAGCAATATCAAGCAAACCGCTCCACTTACTAAGACCACCATCAAAAGATACGCTAACAGGTATCTTAGATTTTTCTTTAACATAACGACTCTTCTCAACATTAATAATAAAATTGTAACCTGTTAATTCAGTTCCATCTTTCTCTTGCTGACGACCAAGAATAAAGATGTTGTCCGCTGAGTAGTAAGAACCAGTACCACCACCAACGATGTCTTTAGGATAAAGACCAATCTCTTTATATGTATGATTCACTACAACAAGTGGAATATCTTTCATGGACAAATGAGGTGTAACCATACGGAACAAACTCTTCATCTGCTTTGCACGACTCATATCAGCAACTGCTTTCTGGTCCAATGCATCCTCTACTTCTTTCTTGGAAGCGAGATTTCCTATCGAATCAATGACGATAATGAGGTGATCTCCACGCTCGATGGTTGACAGTTGCTGCATGATATCAAACTTGAGTTGTTCAACATCTGTAACAGGAGTGTGAAGCACTCGCTTAGTATCAATACCAAAGGTATCAAAGTAAGACTGCGGAGTACCAAATTCAGAATCATAAAACAATAACGCTGCATCTTCATACTTGTCCAAATAAGATTTTGCCATAAGCAAAGAGAAAGCAGTTTTAAAGTGCTTGCTTGGACCAGCCCACATCGTCAATCCTGGAACTAATCCACCATCAAGACGACCAGATAAAGCCACATTGATAATTGGTACTGAGGTTGGAATCATGTCCTTCTTAGCGAAGAATTTTGATTGAGCAAGAATTGCTGAATCTTTGATTGTTGTATTCTTTTTAATTTTGTCTAGTATGCTCATATTAACCTTTCAGGAATTCTAATAATTTCTCTTCATTCACTAAACCGACATGTCGTTTAATTTCATTTTCAGTATCATCAACCAATATCATAGTCGGAACTGAACGAACTTTAAACTCTTGTGCAAGAAAAATGTTCTCATCAATGTTTACATTTTCAACTGGGATTGTAACTTTCTCTCCAGCGATTTCAATAATTCTTGTCAATGCTTTGCATGGACCACACCAGTCGGCATAAAATTTTAAAACTTTCATTTATATCTCCTATTATACAGTAACTTTTGTTGCAAGACAATTATGGATTGTTCTTGGCATGCGGAACATCAAACACAAATGTAATTCTTACAACATCTCCAACATTCTTTGTTCCATGTGATTGTTTATTATCAAACCAAATCAAGTCACCTTCTTCTACTCTTACAGTCTCTCCTCCAACTGTATAATCATATGCACCTTGAATTGCAAGATGATATCTATCTCGTGTTTGATAGTAAGATCCAATATCAATATGTTGACCAACGACACCAGCAATGGGTAATGATAAGAATCCACACCTATCAAATTTCTTGAAGTGTCTCTTTAAGAATGAAATAATTTCTGTATGATGACTATATGCAGGTGTTGATGCAGACATCTCACTATCACCCACATACTGATCTTTAGATGAGACAACTCCCATGACTAACTGTAGAACACCTGCTTCAACTGCAGGGAATCCGCAATCGTCTACAAGATCTCCTACACCATCAATGTTTTTCTGAGCACCCCAATCCTCTGGATACTGATGTAATTGTTTCAGTATCTTGGATACATTTATTCCTTTTTTAATTACTCTGATATTAGCCAAAGAAATCCTCCAATGAACTTTCTTCTTGAGTCTTCCAACCTAGTGGTTGAATAACAATCTGTAGAGCATCAAGAAATACTTTTTCAAATTGTTTATCATAATCTATGTATGCTTCCAGTCCAAACTCTTTTGGAAGATGCTGGCTAAAAGCAATCACATCTTCTTGCAGAGGGTTTGGTGTACGAACATAAACAAACTTAATCTTATCACCATCACGAATTGGTTGATACTTTTTATCTAGTCCCATACGCTTACAGTGATGATTGTAGAGCAACGCACCACGAACATGAATTGGTGTTCCCTTTGTATAAATCGGAGAACCAGCATACTGTTTCATACCATTCACACCACGAGGAAATGCTACTTCATGCACTGGAAGTTTATCGAACTCTTTCTTAAATGCTGTTACATATGTATGTAGGTCTTTTTGATCGCCAGCAAGAATAACTTGTAACGAATCCCTAAGTTTGTCACGAATAACCGCAGGTGTAGACGACTTGACCATCTCCAAACCCATAACTTTGATTTTAGGTTTCGCAAATTGCACTCCTTCCGAATTATGAACATTAATAACATATCGTTTCTTGGCAGTCCAGATTGCTTTGTCAGCCAGTACTTCTCGTTTCATTTGCATCTTCTGACCATACGCATTCATATAGTCAGCAAGTTCATCATATCCTTGATCAATAAATGGTTGAAAAACTTCTTCACAGATCTTGTCCATTGTTTTGATTTTCTGTTCAGTAGTTTTACCTTCACAAACCTTCTCAATCAAATCTTCCAATGTTAGATAGATCGAATCTGTATCAATGGCAATGACGAAATCTTTACCCTCTGTCTTGAGAGTTTTGTTGAGGAATGCATTGAGTTTGTTTGCCATCCAACGAATGGATAACTGACCAGAAGTGGTAATACCTTCAGCCATACGAATATCAAAGTAACGGAAGTATTGATTACCCATCGCACCATAAGCAGAGTTCAAAGCAATCTTCATCGCCATCTGCAGATTGTTTAGGCGAGAAATATCTTTTAATAGATGAACCTTTGTCTTATCGTTTTGGTATTCTTGTTCAACTTTCAACATCTGTTTTTTAAACTTGGAGCGATTAACATACATATGCTCCATCAACTCAGGCATAAAACCTTTGATGTCTTTACGATATGTCCATCCATTTGCAGTCAGAGTTAGATCTCTTCGTTTAATATAAGATGTATCCACTTCTTGATTAAGCAATTTATCAACTGTGACAGAGAGTTTCTCACTTGTCAGGGTCTCAGGACTAATGTTGTATTGCATAATCAAGTGCGGATACAAACTGTTTAAGTCAAAGGATGCTACCCATTTATGCATACCGATAATTGGATCTTTAACGAAAGCACCTTCGAACTGTGCATCTTTACCTGAAGAAGTCTTTGCTGGAATAACAATACCTTTCTTACGCAGGTGATTGTAGATGATAGTATCCCACATACGAACTTGTGAGTAAACATCTTCAGGATTAATCTTAGCATTGTATGCCATAGTCAGATGCAGTTCAATCAAACGCATCTTGTCTTCGAGTTGATCAACTAACTCCACATCGTGAATGTTATATTCAACAAACTTATCCCAATAGTTTGTATAGAAATCTTTGAAGTCTGTTCCTGGATTCTCTTTCTTCTTATCACCAAGTTCTTCTTGTGCGATATAATCCAGACGATAAGACTCCTGCTTTGTATATGTATATTTTTTATAAAGTTCGAGATAGTCTAGTTGAGAAATACCTAGAATGTCATAGTGAAGTTCTTCGTTGCCTTTAATGAATGTCTTGCGTTCATTGATGTAACCCCATGGACTAACTTTCTTGGAGAATGAATCACCAAGTTCTCTGTCCAATCGTTTGATAAGATATGGCACATCAAAGAAGTCTGTATTCCAACCAGTGATACAATCTGGATAGTTCTGTTGCCACCAAATGATAAACTCTTTTAGTAGTTGTTGTTCATCACGACAATAAACATACTGACAATCTTCTCGTTTGTTTTCATATGGCTTAGTGCCAAAGGTGATAATGTTTTTCGTTTGTAGATTCTTAATTGTGATTAGAAGAATCTCTTCATTGGCACTACGGATATCTGGGAATCCATTCTCAGTGGCAGTCTCAATGTCAATGGTGAATACTTTGATTTGTTCCATGTCCCAATTGACATCGTCTTGATAAGTGTCGCTGATATATTGATATGCGTAATTGGTATTACCATACACAGCAAAACCTTCTACATCTTCGTAGCGTTTGACAAACTCTCTTGTATCTTTAATCGTTCCAGGTTTTACTTCATCAACATATGTATCATCCAAAGTCTTCCACTTAGATTGCTTCTTAGAAGTGACAAAAAGCGTAGGGTAGAAATCTACCTTACGCTGATATGCTCTTCCTTTATCGTACCCTCTAACGAGTATCTTATCGCCCAGTGGA